ATCGTATTGTCGTTGAAACGAACCAGCTTTTAGATCAATAAGATATGGTCTGCCATTGATAGCAACAGGGAAAACATAAGGTACAAGGGTTGTTGCACCAGTACCGGAATAGAACCCAGACGCAGGAGTGTAAGGGGTTGTAAAATCTATTAAACCAGCAGCCATTGGCTACTTCCTAAAAACTAATGGATACTGCTGTTTGAGTCGTGCTGCTTCTGCGATAATGCGTTCACGACGCAATCTTTGAATATTTGTCAGCGAATCCCGCGTAGCACCAGCAGGCACTTCATCAGATCTACGGGTGTCACCCTGCGATTCAATAAAGTTTCGTTTGATTTCGCGACCGTTCATCATTCGCAAAATAACACCCATTTCTAAAATGTCCTCACAGGATTGAGGCACAAAACATGTTGTTTGTAAATCCGATGATTCATTTGTGGCGCGAACAAACTCGCGTTTTGTTACAACCCGAAGGGTTCCAGCCATAACCGGTTCATCAAAAACAATGGCAAAACCCGATGCAAAATCTGCTGTTGGTAAATTGCGTTGCAATCTAACGTTGCGGATAATTGGATAATCATCGGCTAAATAACGCAATCTAACATCAATTAAATCAATGATTCCTGTAGCTGAAGTCAAATTGATTTGGCGATCAGACCCGTTGTAGCTGATGTCTTGAGCGACAACTCTGAACAAACCATTCATTGTGGAGCTTAAATCGTCAATGTCCGAATTTAAAGCATCCAACATTTGTTGGCGTGGGAACCTGGGGTTTACCGTAGCAAGAACACCGGCGGTGTGTGCTACCGGAGTAGTACCGTCGTAACCACGTTCAACGGTTAAAGTTTTTGTTGCCGTAACAGTAGACCATACATACATGAGTTCGGATTCAATTTCAATTACCGAACCTTCACGAAAGCCACCCAAGTCATAGGACAGCACAATAGAAGTGTCTGACGAAGTAACCGTTGTCGCTAACTTATTTCGTTCCTCAACGGTACCCGATAAAAGTTGGCGACTGGCTCTAGTAAGTACCGCACCAGCAGTTGACATTTGTTAGTATTTTTTGGCTTTCTTCATTGGCATACCGGTTTTTTTTGCTTCCTTTTTAGCTGCGGCTTTGCCTTTAGCTGTATATGGAAACTCTTTTTTCCCTACTTTTGGCATGATTGTTGCTCCGTTCTTTGTATACACAACATATCATAGCGTAATTAACCAACGATATTGGTTTTGTCGGGCAGGATACCTGTTGCTACTTGCCAGTTTTCCTCTGCGCGTTTCTCAACGGTGGCAGCACCATCGATGCTTTTGGGTTGCTGACCATCCAAACGCAACCGATGATAGGCGTCTAGGTCTTTATCTAACGCCCTTTCTTTCTCAATGATCCGTTTTGACTCCGGTTTACGGGTAGGCATAGCTTCTGCCGAAACATTAAAGTGTGCAATTTTGCACCCAAAACAATCCTCAACATCCAGATTTGGATGCACCCTTTGATGAATCATATTAATAAGTTAGGCCACCGCCATCAAAATAGGCAGCGCCATCGGTAAAGCCTTGGCTAAAAGCGCGAATTGTTGTATCAAAACCGCCAATTGCAATTGACCCAAATTCAAGATCATCAAAAGAAATATTTGCATCTTTGGTGCCATCGCCACCATTCCCCAAAGCAATAAGTTGCACGACGCGGTTAAATTCTTTATTGACAGTACCGGCAATAACGTTTAGTGCATACAATAATTCTTTGCCAGTAGTCCCTGCTAAAACGTTTGCGGCACGTTGCGTTTCTAAGCCATCAGTACCAGCAAGACGATTTATCTCTTTTTGAAAACTCATGTTATATAACTACCATATCCTGCCGCGGTTAAGGATGCAGCTTCAGCATCAGAAACAACATTCTCATGGCCCCCATAATAAGTAATAGCCACAGTTGTCATATCCCCAGGTTGATTTTCGGTGTAACTATTGTCGGTCAATTTATATACGTTACGTCCACGTTCTCCAGGTCGCAAATACCTAAATAAACGATGCTCTACTGATGTGTCAAACGGATCAGCCCAACGCACCAATTCGTCGGTAGGTGGAGTAAACGTTGGCATAAAACAAATCCTAACACAAAAGTAGGGCCAAGCAGAAGGGGGGAACTGCCTGACCCTACATTTTGTGAACTTACTTCAACTAACGGAGATTACGCACCGCCAAGTGAAGACGATGAGTTGATAACGCGGATAGCTGCTTGACGGAAAATTCCGTAGCCGCCCAACCAGTACCAACCAACCGGATTGAAACGCATCAACGAATCAACTACTGGACCACGCACAACTTTTGGATATGCTCCATTGCCGTCTGTGATCGAGTGTGCTTTCGCCAATGATTGGCGACCCATGATGATTGTTGAGTACAAGTCAACTGTGCCGCCTGAACCACCAGTCAAATCAATTGGAGCGCGAGGAGTCTCAATGAAACGAACGGCTTCAAACGCACCGATTTCGCCATTGTAGATTGGCCCAATGTTGCTGTAAACGTGTGGATCACGCCACGAAGCTGCGCCGGTTTCACGACGAAGATCGTACGACACGTCTGGGTGGATGAAAGCCATGTACATTCCGTTGAATGACTGAGCTTTTGCACCACGCAATTGTGCAGTAACGATACGAATATCGTTGGCTTCAACGATATCTTCCGCAGCGACTGTGGCGTTTGATGTTGGTGTGCTTGCGCCGCCACCACCGTAAACAACGTTTGTTGCAGCCTTCAAAACGTTAGCAACAACAGTATCGATTGACGATCCTGCGTTGTAACCAATGAGGTTTGCTGCTACAGCATCAACGTCAAGGAACGAAGTTCCACGCAGTTTGGCTGTGGTGTTTACTGTGTTGCCATATTCAGCAAGAGTTACGGACACTTGACTGTCAGCCATTGTTGTTGGCGTAAGGTCAACCGTTTCGCTGAGTGTTGAAGTTGCATCAGCAAGTTCCGAGAAAATCGTGAACGTGACTGACGAACCAGGCATTGATTGTGCAACAGGCTGTACGTCTGCTGCTGCGTCAAAAAGCATTTCTGATCGGAGTGCGAAATACGCAATCTGATCAAACGCTTGCTGATCTACTGATAATGAACTTGCTTGTGTAATTGCCATGACCTTGAGGTCTTTCTCCCCAAAGACACGCTTTGAGGCTAGTTATTTTGTGCTGCTTGATTAGCCTGAGCCAGTATCTGCATAACTTCGTCTTGATTTTTGGCGTTTTGGATTTTGGCGTTCCAGTCCACAGGCCCATCGCTTTGCTCGCTGGCGCGTGACGCTCTTTGTACCCGATTCCAAGCATTTTGTTCTGCTTGCGTATCAGGTTTTACTTGCGTAACACCAATGAGATTTGCTTCGCTTGCGGCTTGGCGGATTGCTTCTGCTGTCATTTCGCCATCGTAGGCTTTAACGAAGTAGCGTGAAATCGGAGCGTTTAAATCAACGCCCGCTTCCACAAATGCCAACTTACGTTGTGCCTCTGTAGCTTCTAACAGTTTGGCTTCCAGTTCTTTGTTCTTGGCTTCAAGATTCCGAAGCTGTGCGCGTACTGGATTCCGTTCTACCTGGTCCTTAACGTCTTCTTCAAACTCCATGTTTGCATCTGACATGACCCACTCCTTCTGCCCACACTCTGGTCGGAGGGACCAAAGTGGCTGCAAATCTCACCCTTGTTACACATTGAAATCGGGGGGCTCCAATGGTTATCCCAAACGGGATAACCAAACTATAACACACCCATAAGCGAAAATTAAGTATTTAATTATTCAGCTACGCCAAGACCAGTTTCAATACTGCCTGATGTTACGCCGGTTGTTCTGGCGTAGGATCCACCACCCTGGAAAACGGCTTTTCTTCTTGCGGCTCTTTGTTCAATGGCTTGTTGAGCAGAAACGTCATAACCAAAAGCAGCACCTATTTTTTGTGATTCGGTCAATACTTCCTCGTCTGCCATTTCGCTAAATAAACCTGCTTTTTCAGACAACAAAGTAAAGGCTTGTTGGGCCTGAGCTTCGGTATAACCGCGAGACACTAGTTCTTCTGCGGTTATTGGCGTCAATTGTAATTTGCCTTGCTCTTTGGCTCTTGCTGCAAGATTGGCGGCATTTGCTTGTTGTTTAAGTTTTGGTAGAGTTTTTTGTGGGTCAAGAAAGTATTGGGCAAGTTGTCCCGGAGTAACATCGTAAAGTTCTTGCATTTGACGGATGACCTCGGGGTCAGCATCTGCGACCAATCTATATCCTTCATTAATCCTGTTTTGCAATTCCGCAACCGAAACATCTCCGGAAATTAAATTTTGAAAATCGGTGTATTCATCGTAAAGCGTGGGATCAAAGCCATTGGCAATTAACGCCGATTTATAACCTTGCTCCATTGCGACATATGCAGCAGGAAGCAATTGAGTTAAACCTTTTGATTTACGAACTTCATTGGCTTTAAATCTTGTTCTGTATTGTTCGGTGTCACGAAGATAAAAAAGCACGTCATCTGATTTTGTTATGTTCCGAGCCACAAGATCTCTAACTTGACCATCCAGCCCTGTTAACCCCAATTCTTCAAGTGCGGCTTTTAACATAAGAAAAGCATCTGGACCCGAAGGCAAATTTACACCACCGGTATCATCGCCTCCGCCGTCATCATTGTCGTCAGTATCATCGCCTCCGCTAGTAACACCACCGATTGGGGTTCCACCAAGAGTTCCTTCTACTGTGCCGTACTTAGCACGACCATAAGCCAAATATGGATCATCATAAAACGGTTGCTGTTCAGGTGTTGTTGGTTTTGGTGCAGGCGGAGTTACTTGACGACCACGAGCTTCAGAGAGCGCCCTGAGATCTTCTTCTGACATTGACATTATTTGTAAATCCCAAAATCTGTTTGCAAGCTTTGAATCAACTCGCGAACCTCATCGTTTGCTTGTTGCGTAAGTCCGTATTTGTATTTTGGCATAGATTTAAGTTTATAAGTAAGTTCTGTGCCCGAAATTGGTTTGCCGTCTTTGTCGGTCATGTCTAAAATATCATTAAAAAGTGGCGTTTCTTTGGTAATTGTGTTTGGGTTAATTTCTAGGGTTTTGGAAATTAATGTCGCATATGTTCCAAAAATGTCATCTAAGCTACTGCCCTTGTCTATTTGAGCAGACCAATGTGGGTACAGAATTTTGGCATTGTTTTTTGCTGTTTCCAATAAAGAATCTTCGGTAAGTACGGCACCGTTGTATTTTTTGCCGGTAAGAATTGATTGGACTTGGGCGTCTAAATCGCGTGGTTGATAACCATATGCCTTTAAGGTTTGTTTAATTTGATTTGCGTCTGGCAAAGCCGCAACAGCGCTTGGGGCTCTATCGCCAACCAAACTAAATCCATAGTATTTTTGTTGCAAATCTGATGCTTGATTGCGCAAGTTGTATATAGCAAAATTTCGTGCTTCATCTTCGGTGAGTTTGAGATTGCCGTAATCATTAAAGATTCTTTGAATCTCAACTTTGATTTGTTCTTCTTTTTGTAGGTTTGGAGTCAAATCCCATTGTCTTTGTTTTGGCAAAAGGTTCTGATAAAATTTGGTTGCCTTAACCTTGTTGTCCCAAGCCTGCATTCCCGTGTCGGTGGTGAAATCATAATTATCTGGATTCTTTGCAGCATCAAGGAAAAGATCAATTAAATCATCGCCAAATACAGAACGAGCTTGAGCTTCGCCTGCTCCACCATCAATTAAATCAACAAATTGCGGAAACTGAGTTTTAAAATAAGTTCTCCAATCATCAGGATTGCCGCCTCGGTATTTGTTGTTCCATTCATCGGTCAATTTTTTGCGGTTTGCAGGCGTATTTTTTAACTTGCCCACAGGCACAAGTCTTTGCTCAATGTATTGTTCAAGGGTTGGTGCGTCAGCCATGGTTTATCCTCTGCCCAAAGTTGCAAATGCTCGACTTATAGCGTTACCTAAACCATAAGCAACTTTTTGTTTTGGGTTTGCTTCGGCAACAACAGATTCGGCAATGATATTAAGACTTGGGGTATCGGTGTTGGTTGCAAAAGCTTGTCGTTGTATAGCTACGCTGTCTTGTAACATTTTTTTTAATTTTGCCTTTGATGGCAATTCTCCCGTTAACGCAAGTGACATCTCTCGCAAATAACGAGCCATGTCGGCATCAGAATAGGGAGTAAAGCGCCTTCCAGAATCCACAGAAGTACTTGGTAACGAAGCCAAAGTCGGAAACGCTGCTTCCCACGTTTTAAATTGCTGTTGCGAATAAAGCAAATATCTTGCCATGGCCTGTGTGTCATCTGCGGTAAAACCAGCACCAGACAAAGTAATTGTGCTTATTTCATCATTCCCGTAAAATCCAACTCGTTTTAATTCTTTTAATAAATTAATTCTGTCTGAAGGTACAACGTTTAAATTAATCAACGCCTGGTTTGCTGCATCAATTAGCTCAGAATCTTCTTCTCCGTATTTGCCTCTAACAAGTTCGTTGTTTTCGTTAACTAATCCGTCGCCTTTATAAAAGCCCTTTTTTGTTGTACCGGGAGCTTGCGAATAAACAAATCTATTAAAAACAACACTTTCTGGATTGTTCGGGTCTAATAAATTTGGATCAATGCTTTGTATTTGAACTCTTGAATTGATGCCCGGAGCAAAACCATTTACTTTCCTAAAGTAATTAACAGTTGGTTGCGTTAACGGCAATAATTCTTGGCCTGCAGTTTCTGTTGCTTGCTGAGTTTCGTCCTCAACAATCGCAAATTCCTCTTGATTAGGATTTGGTGTTGGTACTGTTGGTTTTTGTGATGATACAGCCATTTTAATTGTCAACTTCCGCGATTAATTTTCGGTTCCAAAGTCTATCAAATTCAGGGTTTTTGTTTGCCAACACTTCGCCAAGTTGGAACAATTGAATTTTGTACTTCTGGGCTTTTTTGGAGGTAAAACCTTTACCACCAGCCAGTTGAAATAATCGTTCGCGTTCATTCAAATAAACCCGCAAATCTTGAGTAATTGGGTTGTTTTTCATGCGCGGATCATTGATCATTTCGCCCAAAGTAACTATGTCGTTTTTGACTTCATTCACCGTAAATTCTACGTTGACCTTAAAACCCGGGTATTTTTCGTGCAAAAATTGACGGTAAGCGAACAATGCTTCACGTTGTTTTTCGTTTGGAAAAGCACCAAATTGTTTACGAGCTTCGCGATATTTTGATGCACCTATGCGTTCTTGAGCAACCTCAATTAGCTGTCGGTCTGTAAGCTTGATGCGTTGGCCTTGACGTTGCTGCCTGTTGTAAACACTAAATTCAAATTCAGAACCTTTTGGCGCAAAATAGTTTGCTAATCCTGGGTATTGTTTGGCGAAATCTTTGTTAGCTTCAACCCAGTTTTCAAACTCTTGCGATGTTTCCAAACCTTCTTCTTGTGATTTTGTTTTTGAAGCCACATACAGAGCTAGTTCATCTCCAAATACTTTTAAGAAAATTGGCACGGCGGTGTCATAGTCTTTTTGCTGCAAATCAAAAAATACTTTGCTTAATTCGCTGACATATTGATCCCCTATTTTTGTCGGTATTTTAAAATCAAGAGAACCGGAAACGGGTCCAATAAATTGATTTGCGGCTCGTATGAGCGTCAAAACTCTAGCTTTAGATTTTGCATCTGCCTGAAGTTCAATAACAGAATCAGGATCGTTCAAATTGTATTTTGGGTTGACCGATAATGCTCTAAGCGTTTCAATATATGTTTTTCCAAAGAGACTTGTCATATCTTCGGTATTCCCTGTTGCAACTTCAAGAGCTTTTGCTACCGCCCCAGGTACTGGGTTGATCGTTTGAACAAGAGTTTTTTCACCATACGGAAGCAAAAAATTTCTTAAATCTTGATATGTAGGTGTATCGGGAATAAGTTTTGAAACTGCGAATTGTGCGTATGGACCCAACGCAGGGTAAAAGCTAATACCTTGTGAAAATCGTTTTACTGGTCCAACAATAGGCGCATTGATTCCTGTAAAAACTTTGGTCAATGCACCAGAGAGCGGGAATGTAAACATCATTTCTCCGGTTGTTGGATCTCGATAAAAGAAAGATCGACCATCTTGGTCTGGGTCTGCGTTTGCT